TGGTCACCGTAACCACTACGAGTGAATATAGGTCCTTGAAATACTAATGTTGGTTTCATTCTTTATAACTTATTTAATTTTAAATACCTCAAATCTTTGGCGAGGTTTCCAATTTTCAAATGTAGATTCTAATCCATTTATTAATTGCTGACACATATTCTTATTTGTCAATCCATCCACATTAATAAAATGCTCTCTACCTTTTAATCCGTTTGCCTTACGGATTTCTTTTGGAGTGTTGTACACTTTCTCAATAGCCTCAGCTACCTCCTCTATATCAACTCTATCATCCCAAATATAAGGTGTTGGAACAGACCCTGCTAATGCCATTGCTCTACTCCAAACAGGAGTTGCCCAATCGCCAGGTATTGCTTTACTCTCCCACTTTCTCCATTCATGCAAAGAACCAATTTTAATATAATCATCGGCAACTAATACATTACCTTCAACTTTAAATCCACATTGGTCTTGCAATCCACCAGTCACATTTACAATAATAGGTGTTCCCGCCATAATAGATTCTGCAGTTGCTAATCCAAATCCTTCATTATTAGCTATATTGATTGTTACATCAGCTATATTATAAAGAAGATTTAATTCTTCTTGTGGTCTTCTCTTTTCTGAAAATATGATATTACAATTAGGTGCTACTGCTTCAATAACTGCTGGTAAATCCGTTCCGTTTTCATCAACAGGTTGTGTGTGCATTACTAATACACATTTATCTGCCTTTTCTTTACCAATCTTATCACAAAACTTTTGGAATGCTACAATAACATCTGCTGGTTGCTTTCTTCTGATGTTTCTATTACTCCAATATAATACGAATTCATAATCTTTACCACCTAAAATTTCTTTACGGAATTCTGCAGATACATCAGCTGGTTTATAAATGTTAGTATCAATGCCATGTGGAATATAACTAACTTGCCAATCTGCCATTGGTTTCCAAGTTGGTTTATCATTACGAGAAGTAATTCTTTTAATTATACCATATGTTTGACGAGATATACATCCAATAAAATCACAACTTTCATAGAAGTTACGATTATACATTGGGTCTGGTAAGTCATCCCAAATTGCATAAAAGCACAACGGAATATTTTGTCTTAACTCATGTTCAATATCATACAACCATGTCCAGTAACGAGGGTCAGTAAAGTGTAAGATAGCATCAGGCTTTTCTGCATTAATCAATTGTCTAATCAAATCCGGATTACCATAACCATTCCAAGGAAGTATTTTAAGATTAGCATCAGATATTCCATATGATTTTTGAATATCTTCACTAAGGTCTAAAACTTTACCTTGCTCTGGGTGGTTAATTGCTGCTCCTACTTGAAACCAATCGTATTTGTGTATAGTACCTAATACTAACTCTTTTGACATTGTGGCGATACCACTTGCCATTCTTAAATCATCTGAAAGTAACAGAATCTTCTTTTTTGCCATAACTTATTTTCATTGTTAAAATTGTGAACCTGAAATTTGTAGTTTTAAATACTCATTCATTTCTTGTCTGAACTCATCATCAGTAACATATCTTTCCACTGTTCTATTAACCAGCTTTTGAAGTGTAACATCCGAATCGAAAGATACCTTTTTAAATGATGAATATACATCTTTCAGTATTTTCACAGTTGTTAGTTTTGTGTTGTCTTGATTCATTATAAATATATTTGTATATATAAATATAAAGTTTTCAAGAAAACATAAAATTTTATTTTGTAGCCTTTTTATCACATATTCCTCTATTACCAAACTCACAATACTTGCAATTCTTTTTTGCTGCACCTGGTACTTTTGGAAATTCAATATCTCTAAATTTACCTTCTCCATCAAATACTTGATTGATGAATGCCATAAACTCATCATATACCTTAGTAACTGATGGTGAGCCATGTGCTGGGATGTGTTTAGATACATGTGGTACTGGAAATGCGGAATCCTCCGGCAACTTCCTACGAAGTATCTGATATTCTACTTTAATTTTGTTTAAAGGAATATTAAATAATTCTGAATAGTATTTTTTATATAGAAGAATTTGAGAGTTTTTCATCTTATCAGCTTTCTGATATTGATTCCATCCCATTGTGGATGTCTTAAGGTCAATGATAATAATTTCATTAGATGCCAAATCTCTCAATACGATATCTATGAATCCAATAAAATGTACGCCCTCTTTAATAGTTGCGTTTAATGGAATCTCAATACCTACTAATTCAAATCCACTCTTTGAGTAGAATTTGTGCATATGCTTATCTAACCAAGCTAAGATACGTCTACCATCACCATAAAATTCTTCTAATTCTATTTGAGTACAAGGAGTTCCTTCGCTCATTTTATCAGCTTCACTTTTATAAGCTTCTCTCATTCTCTCCAATAAGAGTTTATCTTTGTTTATTTCATCTGCCTGCTTTTTAGAAACACCATACATTACCGAAAGGTAGTGTTGAATTGTTTCGTGCATAGCAGTTCCAAAGATTGTATGAATATTAGATGAACTTTCACCTAACTTATCTATGTAATTTAACTTATATTGATGCGGGCAACTACTCCACATAGAGTATTGCGAAAATGATACTTTAGCCATTATGTTGTTTTATTGTATAAAGATACGAAAAATATCCGAGTATACCAAATTAAACTTTGAGTTTTAACTTAGTAATTTGTTTAGGGTCAGTACCATATGCTTCAGCTATTTCTTTAATATGAGTTTTACCTAAAGTTGTTTGATGCAGTATTAAATAATATTCTTCTGCCTGTAATTTTGATACGTTGTAGTATTTACAAATTAATTCAATAATCCAATCTTCATACTTTTCAGATGAAGCTGGTTTCATATATTTCAGAAATGCTCTTGTCTTTGGAATTAATCCTATCAAACATAAGTACATCGCTTTAGGCGGTACTTCTTGTAAATAGGGTTGTATATCTGCAATTAGTTCTATCCACTCAGGTTTCATAGAAAGAAAACGGAGTATCATATAGTTACTCCATGCTTTCTTTTCACTTTCTTCTAAAGTGTCCCAATACTTTGGGTCTTTTTTATCACAAATTGCGTTTAGATGGTCAAATAATGTTTTAGCCATATTATACTTCTTCTTCTACTTTTAAACCCGGAGGTAATAATTCATTAAGTACTTCACCACAATCTCCACAAAGGAATAATTCAACTGGTAGTACTTCATCTTTTGGTTTACCAGTTAATAACTTTGAAATTTTACGAAATCCAAAACCTTGTACGAAAATCTCACCACCACATTTCTTACATCCGATTGCTTCGGTTTTTTCTAATGGAATTGGTTTTTCTTCTTGTCCTCCGATTGGTTGCCCACCTGCTCCTAAAATGTTTGCCATATTATATTGCGTTTAAAATTTGTATTAATGTTGCTGCAGTTGGTATTTCCTTATCAATAGCCGAACTACATTTATATTGTCCATCCGAAAGAAGTAAAATTACATTAGATGTATTTTCCGCTGCGTACTCATCTACTTTATCATATAGCATTGTAAACAAATCAGAAAAATCAGTAACTTTGGAATCGATAAGAGCTTGTCTTACTTTCATATACTTATTTCTCTTATCATCATTTGATTTAAGAATATCTAAAATCTTTATTTTATAATCGTTTTCTAATAGATTTTGCACATCTATTTTTAATTTACCTTTATGTGAATTCATTTGGCAAGTATTGATTACTTTACGAATATCAGGATAAGATGAATCAATAATAGGTACTAAATCCTTTACATCAAATTCAATTTCTTCAGCTTTCAAAATTTTACTCATTTGAACTGCCACATCCTTTTTAGTTGGTGGAATAATTTGAAACGCCTGACAACGAGATTGTATTGGGTCTATTACTTTCTCTACATAATTACAAGTCAAAATAAATCTACAATGTCCACTAAAAGTTTCCATAATATTACGAAGCATTGGTTGTGCTAAATGGCTCATATAATCAACCTCATCTAATACTACTACTTTCCACTTCTTAAATCCCATTGATGATGCAAATCCTTTTACCTTATCTCTAATAGTATCTACATTTCTTTCATCAGATGCGTTGATAATCATATAATCACATTCAATTGATTTTACAATTAACTTTGCTAATGTGGTTTTACCAGTGCCCGCTTTACCATATAACAATAAATGCGGAATGTCATTATTTTCTATAAAAACACTAACTTTAGTTTTTAAATGTTCATTACCCACATAATCTTCTAATTTAGTTGGGCGATATTTTTCTACCCAAAGACTATGATTTATATTTTCTTCTTTATATTCAAACATATTTTATTTTTTATTTTCCAGTTGAACCAAATCCACCATCACCTCTTTCAGTTTCAGATAAATCATCTACTTCTTTAAACTCAATCGGAGGATGTGGAATAATCATAATTTGTGCAATTCTATCACCTACTTTATATGCAAGCGAATCCAATCCGTTTGTTTTTTTAAATGTAGCTTGTAACTCGCCTCTATATCCACTATCGATTACACCAACTGAATTAGATAATGCTAATTCATATTTTCTAATTGATGAACGAGGAAATACCAATCCTACAAATCCGTTAGGAATTTCCATTGACAAATCAGTACCATAACTAACATCAAATGTTGTATTGGATATAATTCTAGTTGCTACCAAATCCATTCCAGCATCACCATCCTTTGCATAAGATGGGATTACTGCATTTTGATTAAGCTTCTTTATTCTCACTTTCATTTTGTTCGTTTTGTAATTTAATTTGCTCAGCAAATAATTGTCTTTGTTTTTCTCTTAAAGCCTTACCCTCATCTGATAATTGTCTAGCAAACAATTTAAAGTTTTTACCTGTTTCTGAATTAGTAAATGTAATATAAGAATCCTTTACATTTGTAATTGTAAAAATAACTTTTGGGTCTTCGTTTGTATCTGCATTATCATCTGTCCAAGCAAATACTTGTGGTTTATCTTCATCAAATTGAAAACACCATTCGCATTCTGAATATTTTATTTGATTGATACCAACTTCCGATAACGGAGTTAGTTCTAAAGTAGGTTGCTCAACTACTTCTTTTACTTTTTTTGTTTTTTTAGCTGCCTTTGCCATAGTTTTTATTTTTATTTTTTATCTTCCTACTTCTGATAGGTATTTTGCTTTCATTTCATCCCAACTAATTCCAATAGCATCTATGTAGAATAAGTGTTCGGGTTTAATTCTTCCTTCATCATGTAGTTTTGTGTATCTACCGATTGCATGTTTCTTCCACCATTTGTTAATGTATTCAGTACCTTGCTTAAACTTATCTTTAAGGATTAGTTTATCTTCGCTGATTTCATTACGAAGAAATTCACATCCGTTCTCATACATCATAGCCATATAAACACCTCTCTTAAATCCGTGATGATATTCAGTTGCCTTAATACCACATTCTTTAAAGATAGCACTTAATATTTTTTGTTTGATACCACTAACAGGTCCGTTAGCTTCATATCCCATATTAGCACCATTACGAGCTCTCTCATCTGATATATTTTGTTTATACCATTCTGCTCTATTTTCTTTAATCCATTGATGCCAAGGGTCATAGAATTTATCATCCGGCTTCAAACTAATTTTACCAGCCGATTCACCTAATGTTTTAAATAAAGGAATACCATTATATTGAGAATGAATTCCGTAAAGTGATGTTGTACCTACTGCAATCAAAACATTATCATACTTTGATTTCCAATATGCCCTAACCTCCGGTGTAGTTGTCATCATAGCGATTAACTTACCACCTAAAAAGTTATAACCTAATGGTTGAGTACATACAATAGTAGAGGCAATAGTAGTGTTATTTAACTTACCATCAACAAATTTATTATCCTTAGTCCAACCGATGAAGTTATCTCTAACTCCCATAGCGGTTACATCCGATGCTAATGAAATTTGTCCTAATAACTTTCCACTTACCCTATCCTTTACATTAATTTTTACATTACGACCAGGGTTTGCTGTAAAATCCATTGTGTGAATCATACG